CCATCGAGGGCTGCAAACGTGCCTCCTTGATCTCTCCGTTTACAAACATAAGTAATCCTATCACAGCTTCTATCATTGTGCGTAACCCCCATTACCGTTTGTATATTTCATTTCTCTATTTGCATCTTTTAATTTTTCAATATCTATTAATACTTTGTCCATTTGTTTTCTTAAAAACTCGATGTTTACTTTATTTAAAGCCATTGACTCGATATGTGCATTTAACTTATCAGTGGTCTTATAAAGATCTTCGATCATCATGAACTGCTCAGAATCAGCGGGCAATGAACCTAGTTGTCCACGTGGCCATTTGATTCTAAACTCTGTGTTCTCAGTTAAATCTTTTTGCATTAACTCTACTTGCGTGCTCAATTTGTTTTGAGTCTCAATGATACCAAAATAAGCCCAGGTCCCAATTGCGACCATCGTGATCAAAGACACTACGGTCTTCATCGGCATCTGCACACGTGCTTCGTCTGATATATCTAATGCTTTTTTACTCATTTACTTTGCCAACTGAAAAGCCAATTAACAATTTTTTTCCATAATTTTTTAATCATTTTTCTTTTCCTCAATTTCGTAGAAGAAGTTATCAGTGTCTTCTGTTCTCCATTTACGAGTGTCTTCTACGTTCCACTCACTCGTTTGAACTTTCCAGTCCGGTATGTCATCCTTCACAGTAAATGAAGGGATGTCCCATATAATTCTATTGTTAGGTTGTGCTGCATAATTGCCGTCATCCAAGGCCATTATGTGTGCGCACTTATGTTCGTGCGGTATTTCTGAATGATCAGTGTCGACTATATTACTCTCTGGATGAGCAAAATCAACAGTAAATAAATAAGCACCGTGGTGCCATTTTTTATCTTTTCCTATGTATTTACCGGATTGTCCGTCTAAGATGTCCCAACTAGTAACAGCAGGATAATAACTAAAACAATTCCATAACTCCAACTCGTCCAACCTACGTTGAGGAACTTCTTTTGCTTTAAAACCTCTTTGTATGAATGCAGAGATTGGTAAACGGTAGAAGACCGCACCATTTTCCATAATTGCGTGGAACAAAATCGGACGACCAGTGATCGCAGTAATCCCGAAGATAACACAATCTTCAACTTCGCCATGATGAGCTTTAAGATCATATAAATATTCTCTCCTTATCTGAGCATATGTTACAGGAATATTTGCATTTAAGTAAGCCATAAATCATTTTATTTCACCCCAGTTTGAACCCGACTCATAATCAACTTTGTTGGGTACTTCTAGGTCTACTGCTCCTTCCATAATCTCTTTTATTTTATCAGCATGTGCTTGAGATTCAACAGATATATCTAATTCATCATGCACTTGTATATGTGGTGTGATGCCCTCTTTATATAATTCTAACATTGCTTTTTTTGTCATGTCAGCAGCACTACCTTGAATTAATTTGTTTAAAGCTTTGTATGTGTATGCTCTCTTGATCCCTGGTCCGTGTTCCGCGAGCGCTGCTTCGTGTGGCAATGCTTTATGGATACCAAATTGATTAGGCTCCCACAAATGAAACCTACACAGTCTACCCAGCAAAGTTCTAACACGACCTCTATCCTGTGCACGTTTCATAACACTGTCCATCAATTGTTTTACGAATGGTACTTTAGAATGATACTGTCTAAATAATTCTTCTGCTTTTTCTTTGTTGATTCCAAGTTCTGCTTGTAATTTATTTTTACCCATACCATAAAACAAACCAAGGTTAATTGTTTTTGCTTGACCTCTTGGTATCTCTGCCATGTCAGCTACAATTTTATGAAAGTCAGCGTCACCTTCTTTGTATGCATCTAGTACATCGTTAACACCATATAGATTTTGTAGTGCTGCATAGTGTACAACTAAACGAGGTTCTTGTTGTGAGTAATCAAAACAACCCCACTTACAATTTTCTTCCGGTATAAATAAGGATCTGATCATTGGTCCAAGTTCCTTGTTCCGTGCTGGAATTTGTTGTAGGTTTGGATTTGCATAACTAAATCTACCAGTTACGGTACCCCCTTGATCGGATCGAAGTTGATTTATTTCAGCGTATATTCGTCCTTTATGTTCGTGTTTAATTATGGTATCAATGAATGTTGTATGTGCTTTGTTTATTTCTCTTGCACGTGCAATAAGTTTTACTATTGGATGATAGTGATTCTGTAAAAAGTTTTTTGTAAATGATGGAGAATTTGTTTTTTCGGTTCGGTCAAATTGTAGGCGAAGTTTTTCAAAGACTTGTGCAATGGAACGTGCAGCCCATATTTGAGTATCTACTCCTGTTTCTGTTTTTATTCGTGATAAGCATTCTTTTTCTTCTTCTAATAATTTATGCTTCAATTTGTGCGCTGCTTGGACATCTACACGAACGCCTAAAAAACGCATATCGACGAGGCAAGGAAATAAATCGGTCTCCAAATTAAATATAGATTCTATATCCTGAGCGTATATTTCTTTCTTCATCTCTTGCCATAACTCTAAAGTTAGTTTTGCATCGGTTTCAGCATACTCACCCACGTACATTGCAGGCAGTTTATACATCTCAGACTTGGCATCTACACCCCATTCCTTAGCTGTATCGGCCAAAACACCCTCATTTTTGCCTTTTCCGACATAGTCCCTACCCATGGAGCCTAAATCGTAACGAAAGCGATTCTCGTCCACGAGAGAGCCAGCAATCATGGTATCTACGATCTCACCACTAATTTTTAGCCCTTCCGCACGTATAAAACATACGTCATACATAGCGTTATGAAATACCTTTGTAGCAGGTGTATTTAAGACATCTTGAAACCACTTTAGAACCATTCTAATATCCATATTACCACCCCCTTCGTGTCTTATAGGATAGTATCCAGACCAGTCTTCTACAGCCACAGCGATACCTACAATCTGTCCTCTACCGGTTACAGATCCAGACCCTCTTGTTTTTAAGTCAGGATCTTTTGTCTCTAAGTCAATTGCTATCTCATCGTATTTTGATAGATCAGGAAATTCTGTTGGTGGTAACCACTCTACCTGTGGTGAGAACATGGGTTTCTGTATCATTTAACTATCCCCCACGAATTGTTTTTTTCTTCTTTTGGTTTTTCAGGATAATCTCTTTCAATAATCATTTCTATAAAATGTATCGCTTTCATTAAATCTTCTTTACCATTTTTATCTTGATGACGAATGATATATTTAATAGCACAACCTTCAGGATATAGCAACTTATTCTCAACTACAAACTTACTTGGTTGAATTTTATATTTTTGATAGTGTGATCCTGCGATCTGCTTGTCCCATACTTTACTCATAGTTCATATCCTTTGTTATATTGTTGTGGTCTAACGATGTGTAAATGTTCCTTGGTCCGTGTTGCACCCACATAGAACAATCTATTCTCATCATCAGGATTTCTTTCATAGCCTCTCATTGTGTTAAAACTAAGATCTGTTAACAACACAACGTTTTGTGCTTCACCTCCTTTGGCACCATGTATGGTTGACAAAGTTATTCTTGGTGGCTTGTTTAATTGTTCTCCTCTTCTTCTCATTTGTTTTAAATAATTTACTTCTCGTCTTGGAGCTGCATCAAATGCTTCAAACCAAACTTTGTCTGTGTTTAAGCCATAATGTTTTTTTAATTGATCTATTCCATAAAAAGATTCTTTAGCCATTCCTTTAATTTTATTTTTATCCCAAGACTTTATGTAAGAAGAAATTTTTTCTAGTTGATCGTATTTTAATAATTGTCCTTGACGTAGGTGCTCCCAATCTAATGCCGACATGTGTAAAGTATGTTCTTTCTGTTTCTTGAATTTATTGTTGTAATAGTAACCACTCTCATAAAGTGTTGGCTCTAGCTTATCTAACATATATTTAGTTCTAGCTAGAACCAACCATTCACCCGATGACATATTGATATCTTCAAAGTCATCGTATCTTGAAAGAGAGCCTTGATGAATTTTGGGATTCCATGATTTATTTATTCTTGTTTTAATTTTGTTGATAATACCCATTGCAAGTCCGTGTACCTTTGCAGGTATTCTGTAAGATTGTTGCAGAGGCAGCATCTGTCCTTCTTGCGCTATGAAAGAGTCCACATCTGCCCCTGCCCATCTAAATATCGCTTGGTCATCATCACCCGCAATAAAAGAATCTGTTGTCTTTTGCCAAATCGCTTTTGCCATGTCCCATTGCATTCTTGATAAATCTTGTGCTTCATCTATGAATACAACATCAAACTTTGGCACTGCTAAATCAGACTTGGTAAACTCTAATATCATGTCATTAAAGTCTATAAGATTGTGTTCTTTTTTATATCTTTGTAGTTCGTTTGATATGATTCGTAGCTTGTCTAATTCTAAATCTTGATTGTGTTCTTGTAAATTATATTGTTGTTCTGCAGTAATCCCTTTTAATCTTGCAAGATTAACTATTCTTAAATACTCACTGTCTGTCGTAAATATACCATTGTGATCATTTTCATAATCGGCATAGTTTATTTCTTCTCTTATTCTTTTACCAAAGTCTTGGTAATGTCTACGTTGCATAACGTTTTCTTTTTTTATACCAAGTCTTCTAAATGCTAATGAATGTAGTGTTCTAAAGTAAGGCAGATCATCTTCTGTTAAATTAAATTTGTTTATAGCTCTATCTCTCGCTTCGTATGCAGCTTTCTGTGTAAATGCAAAGTATCCAACTTTGTCAGGATCTGTATTTTTAAGGTAGTCATCTACTTTATTTAATAGTGTAGTCGTTTTTCCTGTACCTGGTGGTCCTAATACTATTGTTTTCATTAGTATGGTATCTCTTCTTTTAATTGTTTTTGTTTATACTCTTCTGTTTTCTTTTCAAACTCTTCTACAACATAGACTGATAATTTATTTTTACCGATTCGTTTATCCGTACAACCACATTTTTCTCTCAACATCTCAGCAGTTCGTGAGTATCCAAGATCCCAACGTTTACGCATTAAATGATTGTGATAAAATCTATCAAACACAAAGTGATGGTAACCATTGTTAGTCCAGGTACCTCCTCGTGGTAAGTCATCTTTAGAATCGAGTTGTGTTCTGTTCAAACAATATTCTCGTAAATGATTCTGTAATTGATCTTCTGTACGTAAACCTTCTGCAGGTTCTGTGACTTCTGCATTTTGTAATAGTATGTTTGTAATGTTTACCCAATCTTTTTCTTTTAATGACGGTGGTCTATTCTTTAGCTGCACCATACATGCTTCTTGAAATAAACTTTGTTGTCGTAAATGTTTTACACTTTCTAATTTTAATCTTTCTCCATCTACGTTAAGATAGTAGTATGGATCTTCTAAGTCTATTACTTGCAGATCTGTAAGATTTGGAAACAATACTTCTTGACCTATGCCAAATTTTCTAGATCTACACAGTGTCTTGTCACATAAACTACACATAGGTTGATCATTACATTTGTATCCCCAATCTTTTTTATCATGTTGTTTAACAACAATATCTACTTCAGAATCTGACAATGGTTTTTCCATTGCAGTTTCATTAAATACAATTAGTTTTGATTTCCATCCATCAGGCCATTTTTGTTTTGCATACACACCATAATGAAACAATGCATTGTTTCTACCACCTTCACCAATTTTATTTTCTGACATTAACTCAATACATGGTGGTCCATCAGAGTATTTTGTTTCCGGTCTTTTTATTTGTAATTCTTCTAATGCATCAGGATCTAAATAGTTTGAAGAATGCAGCGCAAAAAAATCATCTAGTGTAGCAGCTTCACCATTTTTTTTAAATGCGTATCTAACAGAATTTTTATAATTAAAGTATGGTAAATTAAGAAAGTTTCCTGTATCATCTTGCGATTTTAATTCTGTTTGTTTTGGAAAAACTTCTGAGTTACCATATCCCAGCACAGCTCTTATCTGCACCAGTTTATCTCGCATTGTTTTTGCTGACACATAGTCAGATGTGAATAAAAATACATGTGCACCCCCTGATTTTGATCTACACACAATCAAAGGTAGCTTCATGTTTGTTATTTTATCTATTAATTTTTTATGATCAAAACCTGCGTATGAGTCTATATCAATACAACCCCATCGACATTGATTGTTATCGTTAATAGGTATGATACCTAAATTTTCTTGACCGTCTAAATGTTTTTGCCAAAGTTCGTCTGTAACTGGTTGACGTTTTACAAATGACTTACCTTTTACTTTTTGACCGTTACCGTTTGATTCACCTACAATAGTGACACCATGAGCGCGGTCTAATCCTGTAAATATGTTTTTAAATCTTTCTATCATATAGCGCTTTTGCGTGGGCGGTGTCCACTCTCGCTTCTCCGCCCACTACCTAGGATTCTAGTACGGTGTTTTAGAGTCGTTCTCTTCTGTACCGTGTTTAGCTTGAATCTCACCTTTACCTACACTAGTTGCAAAGTTTTTAGCCATGTCATAGATATTTTTATCTTGAACAGGACCAACCTTAGACACATCCCAACCAAACCATGTTCCTTTGTCATTAGACATTTGAACAGTTGATAGATTATAAATGTGGCTGTATGTAGGCGGCGTGAATAGACCATTCTTGCCTTGCATTTTGATACCCATCATCATTGAGTTCCATTTTCTACTCACTTTTAATTGAGTAGACTTCATAGAGATCAATGCTGTCTGTGGGTTCTTGCCGACAACAAGTACAAAGTGACTGGCAGTATTATCTAAATAGTTACCGTTTGGTAATCTATCTTTGTAGTCTTTACCTCTTGTGGTTTGACTAACAATATCACTGTCTGCCTCATGAATTGCAACAGGTGCACCACTGCTGGTACCTCTGTCCTGCCATTCAATGTACTGTCTTTTGTAATGACAAGGTATGACCTGAATACTGTCAAACAATTCGTTTGTAACTGTATTGATAATCTTTCCAGGTTCTGCGCCCTCGACATATTTACCATCTCTTTTATTTACTTCCGGAGATAGTTGTCCCAAAATTTTTAAGAAAGGTAACGCAAGATCTTCTTGCGATATATTTTGAGCACCTTGATTTGCATCAGCTTCAAAATTAACTGTCGCTAATGCTCCTTCTTTTTTCGTTGCTACTTGGTTCATGTTACTTGTTCCTTTTTATTGTAGTTTTATTCTCCGAGAAAACCCCGAAGATTTCCGTTGGCATTTCTTTACCCGCCTCAATAC